AACCAGATCCACCGGATGGTTCGTTTCTAAGAGATCGTGTGGGATAATAGCTCCGCCTAAAGAGTTTACCTTTGCGGAAAGGTTACCTGTATTTTGTGGGTGCCACACACTTCTATGGCCACTCCTGCAAACTTTACTAAGGTCTTCAACGTATGGATATTTCCAAACCCAGGGCGGTAATAAGCATCCTCAATCACCACCACGTCAGGCTTGTACTTAAGAACCAAATATTCTATCTCTACCCGAAATACAGCTAACCTTTCAGCAAAGGTAAGATCTTTAGGCGGAGCTATTATCCCACACGATCTCTTAGAAACGAACCATCCGGTGGACCTGGTTGAGACATCGAGGGCTAATAGTTTCACTTTGATAACAGCTGTTCTAGCTGGGCTTGGTCTTCCTCACTCAGCTGTGTTAAGTCAGGATATTGCAAATCTACTATCAGGATTATATCTCCTGGCGGGCCTCCATTAAAGCCACGTCCCCCCTTACCTGCAATTCGTAAAGAGATACCGGGTTTAATTCCTTTAGGAATCTTAACATTCAGAGCCTTTGACTCCGTAACCACTCTCTGACCATTACAGTCAGGGCAAACTGTCTTAATAGACTTACCTTGCCCTCGACATGTTCCGCAAGCGCTCTGCATAATCATATTACCCTGCTGCTGGATCTTCACGCCATCGCCTTTACATTCCGAACAAATTATAAATTCGGTACCACCCTCCCCATGACATGTTTCACAGGCCGAGTTTGTGGTATAAGAAAAGGTACGTTCGCCTCCGAAAATAGCCTCTTTCAAAGAAATCTCTAAAGGTCCTTGAATAGTTTGACCTTTCATAGGGCGCGGCTCTACAGGACCGGCTTGCCTAAAACCAAAACCTGCTGCGCGACGAAAAATTTCAAAAGGATCTCCGTGGGTTTGAAATCCGTGTATATTCTCCCTGTTTGGGTCCCCGGTTAGATCGTAGTTAGATTTCTTTTCTGGGTCAGACAGTACAGAATAAGCTTCAGAGATTTCTTTAAACTTCTCTGCTGCATCGGCTTGCTCTTTGCTATCCTGTTCGTGTTTATCAGGGTGCCATTTTTGGGCTAAATACCTATACGCATCTTTAAGCTTTTTCTTATCGGCATCCTTTGACACTTCTAGGATTTTGTAGTAGTCCTTCACCATTTTCTAATTCAATCTCCACAGGTACGCTATTACCACATAGTCCGCAATGAAATACTAAGAGCTGCAACGTATTGTTCAGGGAAACCCACGTTATCTTTGCATTGCAATAAATGCAGTAGGGATAATCTTCTCGATCCATTAGCCTACGCTTTGAATTACTTCCCCATGAATAACTAATTCGTCTCCATCTCTTTCAAGGGCAACAACGTTTAAACATTCGTTTTCAAATAGACTTGGGTACTGGGACTTAGCAAATAATACTCTAACTATTTCCCATAGAAAAAAGATGTTGTCATCAAAGATGGCAAACTCATCGTCTCCTGCAATTTTCATTCCTGCAGCCAAAGCTTCTGAACCCAAAAGGTCACTTATTTTACCTTTAATAGGCATACGTATTTCTATTCGGTTCTTAAGTTCCCACTTGTATTCTCTAGCAGGCAACAAAATAAATCCAGGGGCTACACCCTTGACAGCCTCACCCATTAAGCAGTTTCCTGAGCAGGCACAGTGAAGTTAGTTACAACTGCGTCAGTAAAGACACGCTTCTGTCCGTTTTGTGCGGTCCAAGTGCGGTCCTGAATGTGTCCAGAAACCTTAATCTGCTCACCTTCGCCAACCTGGCCAAGTCCTTCTGCTAGGTCATCCCAGGCAGTAATGCGCACGTAGGCATGTCGCAGATTGTCCGGGTCATCCTCTCGGTAGAAAGGAATCTTAACCTTAGACTTGAAAAGATTAGTTCCACGCTCACCAACCTGTCGCAACTCCGGCCAAACAACTTCTCCCTGAAGAACAAATTGATTAGCACCCTCGTCAGTATCTACCGTCTCAACACCGTCTACAACGATATCGGTGACGTTCTGTCTCTTACCTTCTCTATTGGTAAAAGAACGCTCCTGAATGCGCCCAGAAACTCTAACCTTGGCGCGAGCATCTAGGGAGTTAAAATACTCAGCGAAGTCATCCCAAGCAGTAATGCGTAGATAGGACTTACGGGCCTCTCCAGTCCTCTGGTCAGTGGTGGGGATACAGATCTTAGCCTTAAATAGGGCCTTTCCACTGCCGGTATACTTAAGTTCTGGCCAGCAAAGTTCTCCCTGTAAAATTACATTATTAATTCCATCAGTCATGATTTGATACTCCTCCAAAATATTCATTTATATCTGAATATGTAAAGTATTTAGGATCTTTTCCATCTGGGAGTTGAATAGAGTTTACTAAGGCCCCTTTCGTTAACAACTTGACTACCCTGCCCGTTGCTTCTCTCCCAGCGTCATCGGGGTCCAACATCACGATGACATTTTCTGCGTATTTCCATATTAGACGTGCTTGATTCGGTGTAATATCTGTGCCCATAGCGGCAACAACATTATATACACCCAATAAAACCAAGGCCCAGACATCTACAAAACCTTCAACTAATATCAGAGTCCTATCGTCACCCACATAATTCTTGGCAACATGAAGGTTGTAAAGAGTCGCCTCTTTCCGTATATCTTTCAGAAGAAGATACTTGGGATCTTCGTTGGAATCCGTTCTCCGAGCGCTTACTGTGATCAAATTCCCATCTTCATCACGAATGGGAATAGTCTCTCGGTGCACCCCTTTGGAATCCGTCATTCCTCCTATTTCATAGAAATCTAAAATCTCGATCGGGAATCCCCGATCTAGAAAATACTTAGACCGGTTGGTAATTAATTCTTCGACTATCTCTTCTGGATAAAAATTGGTAACAGGAACGGAAGGTTGGGTTTGTTTAATTTCTTTTCTCATTTCCTGTTGTTGTTTCAGTCTTAGGTACTCTTCGGACAACTGATCTTGATTGTTTAAATCTATACCCGCAAGTTCAGCTAGAAACTTAACACTCTCATAGAAAGATTGGCCTGTTGCTTTCTGGATTAACCCGACTAGGTCTCTATCAGATTCTCCTTCACAGTGTCTCGTATAGCAGCACCACGAGCGTGATTCTAAATTAAACCGAAACGCTGTTGGATTATCTCCTCCGTGGACTTTACAAGCCCCCCGTAATTCTTTAGGAGTCCTCCTGATAATATGAAAACCCAGATAATCCAGAACCATTTCTGGATCAACCATTAATTTAATCTGGGCTATTGTCTCCTGTGGAATCTTCACTTGCCATCCTTTGGGCTGCTAGGAAAATAACCCTAATTTGTACACGGATACTTTCATCTGTAATGTCAGGGACACCCTTAACGCCTGCTTCTCGATATGTATCAAGTTCTCTGCGCACAAAGTCAAACAGATCATCTTGAACATCATCAAAGGAGGCATTAGCTGGGTTCTCTATGGTCTCACGGACATGCTCAGCCAGCCTTCCAAGCAAAACAAACACATCATGTTTGTCAAATACTCCCTTCTTATCTTTACTCCTAGAAGCTAGAAGTGCAAGAAGCGTGGGGACAAACCGTAGAACCGTTTTCGTGGTAGACCGTACCTTCTCACTCTTGTAGTAAAAGAAAAAGAATGCTCCAATACCAATCATTGGAAGCAATGTAACCAATATACCTAGAATCTGATCAAATCCCATATTAATCCTCCTCCCCGTTAGATTTTAACTCAGCAAGCTGAGTCGAGGCTTCGTTCATGGTCAGAATTTCTTTACGGAAATATAAATCAAATCCCGAGAAATTCGTTCCTCCTGCACGGGTGTCCAGGATCTGAAGCCGGTGGGTACCTGCTGCCAACATCACATCTCGACCATATCTTTCTTCTAATTCCATTAGTTCTTTCTTAGTCTTAGCCGCTAAACCTAGTAATGTATTAGCATACCGAAGAATACGATCAGAATCAGCGAAGTCTGCCGCAGTAACGTGGCTTTTGTTAGCTCCCATCCGTCCAATCTGGGCAGCAGTTATGACAGGGATCTGTAACTGTCCGGCTAAATTCTTCAGAGCTACACAAAGATATCCTAATGCTTGGTGTTCTTTAACATTTCCAATCATCTGTAAGTCTGCATCTGGTAATTTGATGTAATCAAAAATAAGACATCCCACACCAAATTGGTGATGATATTTCCTAGTTAACGAAGCTACCCCTTCCGGAGTAAAGTCTGGGTAATACTTATGCAAAATGAGGCCACTCTCTAAAATCTTAACAGCCCCATTTACTGCTTCCACTTTCAGGGGGTCTTCAACATAAGTCCCATTCTTTATATCACGCTCTGTTATCCCAGACAAAGAGGCCAGAATTCTAAACTGTTGTTCCCTGGTACTCATTTCTGTATCTAAAATAAGAACTGGCATCTTAACAGTATAAGCAATATGCATAGCCCAATTCAGGAGGATAGTAGACTTTCCAACCTTAGGCCTGGCTCCCAATACTGTAAGAGTTCCTGGCTCCAAACCATTTATGGCGTCATCTAATAGTCTAAAGCCCGTAGCCAATCCTCTAACTCCAGTGGGACGCGAAGTAACTTCTTCAAGAAGTTCAGGGATACCTTCCGCAATATTGACGGCCTCCACCCCTTTTTCACTCTCAACAGAGATCTGTAAAAACTTATGTTGCGCATGCTCAACGATGGTGCCCGCAGTAAGCGTTTCTCCCGTAAGAGTTCGGTTCTGCTCCGTAAGCTCACCAATATCTCGCACAGCCTCAATGACTTTAATTTTTACACTTGCATCTAAAACTCTCTGAATATAAAAATCAATATTAGCAGGATCAATGCTTTTATCAAAGAGAGCAGAGACGTAATCATACCCCCCGATGTGTTCTTCCAGCTTCATGGCCGAAGCCTGATTCAAAATTGAGGAGGTATCGAGAGTAATAACACCAGCGCGCACTAAGGTTTTGAGGATTGTCCAAATCGCTTTATGGTGAGGAGTTAAAAAATCTCCATCAGAAAGTTTAGAATCTACTTCAAAATAATTGGTCGCGTCTTTCAAGACACAAGCGATAACAGCGGCCTCATTTCCTGCGTGCGCGAATCTGGACTTGGCTTGTTCTAAATCCATTAACTCGCTCTTTCTCTCTCCGTGTAATGTCTTTCTTCTGCGCGTCTTCTTAGCTCCGATTTCAGAGCATTTATAAGCTCAGTAATAGGCTTATCTAACCCATCTAGCAGATCACGTTCAGCAGCTGCTTCATCGTAATCCAGTTCTAATTCTTGTAGGTCAGGGCTCGAAGCGACAGCGTTATACTCCCGCTCTTTCAAAGTTGACCCCTCTACTATTCCACTACTAATGATGGCTTTAACTTTCCGATCCAAAACTTTTTTCTTTTGTCCAGCTATTACTCGGGCAGTATTGTATCTAACTTGAAGAGTAATAAGATATTGGCCTAACATTACTGTAAATCTAGATAAAGATTGAGACGGAGTAGACTCCATCTCGCGTACATTAAAATTGAATACGTCTTCTATGTCGGACGGAGGCATAGCACTATAAAGAGAGAGGGACTCTGAAGTTTCCATGAGTCTATTTCTAATTCGTTCATCCATCTTGTGCTTCCTCAATCTTTTTTAGAAGGTCTTCGGTGGTTATAGGTATCTCATTGTGGTTTATACAAACTAAAGTCACATCATTAAGAGCACACCACTCTGCCTTCATTCTATCACGCTTTTTTGCTTCTTTAAAAGCTTCCGCCGACCCGTGAAAGTGCCTATTAAACTCAGTGTGTTGAACCCCTTGAACTTCAACCACTATACTTAACGTCTGGATATGGAAATCGAAGAAGAGTTTTTGTCCCTCATAATTAACGTAGTATTCTGCTTTAATTCGAGTATTAGGAAAGATTTCCTTAAGCGTTTGCTGTACGCTTTTTGCTATCAAGCTTGGCATCAGTATTCTCTCCCTCTTTGTTTTCCAAAATTTCTTTCGGGGTTTCTGGAACCACTTCCCCCGTAATGGTACTTCTTAACTTGGCTTCAATTTCAGTCCTGAGGGACACATCCGCCAGGAGGGCCAACTTTGCCTTGTTTCTGCCCTGCCACTTGTTCTCCATGTAGTTAAACCAAGCCCCACCCTTCTCAATTATTCCCATATCCACCGCAAGATCTATAATCTCTCCCACAGTATCGTATCCTACACCGTAGATCAGGTCTACTTCAGCGCTCCTATAGGGAGCAGACCGCTTATTCTTCTCAGTAAAGAACTTGGTGCGATGCCCATAGATCTCCCCTGTTCCCTCGTCTAGCAGCCTACTCTTTTTACTTTTACCGCCGCTCACATGAATTCTGTAAGAGGCATAGAAGAGAAGGGCATTTCCTCCAGTAGTAGTCTCGGGATTACCATAACTTCCAATCTTGAAACGGATCTGGTTTACAAAGATTAGAAGAGTATTAGTTGCCCTCACCACTGAAGACAGCTTCTGAAGACCAGAACTCATTAGGCGGGCGTGAAGTCCCATAAATTGCTGATTATAATCCGCTTCGGCTCGGGCATCAGGCAGCAGTGCAGCAACACTATCTATAAGAACCACTGCAAACTCTCTTGTCTCCATCAGCTTTTGAGCAATATCAAGATTGGCTTCGCCTGTAGGCGCGCCATCCACAACCAATACCTTGTTTGCGTCAAGGCCTACATTTATCAAAAGCTTAGCGTCTATGGAATGTTCAGCGTCAATGATAGCACACTTGTGCCCTAATTTGCAGGCTTCCTTGACTACACTATAGGCCAAGAAACTCTTCCCACTGGCCTCTGGTCCAAAGAATTCTGCAATCAGACCTCTCTCTAGGCCGCCAGCTGAACCAAGGGCATGGTCTAATCCGATGCATCCAGTAGAAATAATCTCTGGTTTATGGTCAGCGGCGTCACCCAGCCATTTAATTAGCGGGCCATACTCTTTTTCTATTGCGTTTTGAACTACTTTAAGAGTTCCTGTTTCTGTCGTTTTTTCTTTCGCTTTCGCCATCTAAGTTCTCCAGTATTTCTTTTCTTTTTTTCGATGCTCGTTCAAAATCTCGCTGGGCAAACTCTTTGTTATATATCTCATTGATTTCATCAATAAATATTTGTGTCTCTGCTTCCCCAACTTCACCTACTTCGCCATTCATATACGAACAAATTCTGTCCATTAAAGGACGGACAGCGAGGATGGCAGGGCTTATAACAGGAGCTTTTAAATGAAGGTGTTCTTCAAATTTAAAGAGGGCTTCTACCAGCCCCGTGGCTTCTGCTATTGCAGCTTTTCTTCCCAGTCCTAGTTTTTGACGAGATCTAATAAAACTACTAACAGCTTTGCTGTCGGCAGAATAATCTATACTATAAGGAAATTTACGATCTGAATTGTAATATTGTCTACGACTATAAAAAAAATTAACAAGCTCTTTCACCGTAGTGATAGAACTTCCATTAGAGAAATCCTCTTTGATTACCCGGTATCCCCGTTTCTGAAGCGCAACAATCGCTTCTTTTTCATCAAAGAATAATTCCATTCATTAGTCTACTTTTTTCAAGGTACAAACAAAGGTTTTAAAGTCATCATCTTTCGGGGACTTTAGTAATACACCTTTAGCGTCATTCGTAAAGTAAAATTCAAACTCTTCGCCTTTCAGCTGTCGGACAGCCGATTGCAAAAGAGTAGAATCAAAATGCAGAGTAAAACTCTCTGGAGTTTCTACATCCAGATCAGAACTCTCTGCTTCTCCTGTGATGCTAGAAGTTGACAAGGTTGCTGTGCCACAAGCTTCAGCTTCAATAACTAGCCTATGGCTCTTAGCGTCAACAGTAGGTTGCATTCCTGCAAGCACGTGGAGAAAAGGCTCACGAGGGAAAATTGCTGTTTTTAGTCCCTTTATCTCCATATATGGCCCATAATCAGGAAAACTGGTGTTTAAAAGAGTGCCAACTAAAGTAGTACCGCCGCTTTTAATAAAGAAGTTATCATTTTCAACATACATATCCACTGCATCCAATGCGGGGTTGACAAGCTTTGCGGCTACCGATGCAAATTTTAGGCCCAAAATAAAAGAGCCGCGGAGGCCTTTGACCTCTGCGGCTTTCCTAAATTCAGCAATCTGGATACCGTCTGTAGCAGCAAAAATAACTTCATTGTCTGTAAGGGTAAGAGATATGCAATTGAAATGAAGCTTAGAATTATCCTTAGAAGCGGCCGGGCTAACCTTAGCCAAGCCATCCATAAACTGGAACGCAGGAAACTGCGTAGCTTTAGTATCATCAAACTCTGGGCTCTCAATGAAAAAACCCACGTTTAGAAGAGGAAAATTTCTAACGTGGTTCAAAGACTTCTTTTCAGTAAGTCGGTTGGCCCCTGTAACTTTAAGAGTGGGCTTCGGAGTGGTCTCCAACTTAATAATATTTGGCTCTCCGTCAAAGCCAAAGTCCTCAAAGGTGGCCAATACAGAGCTGGCCACCGAAGTACAACGGACCAGCGCTTCACCGGCCTTTTGTACCTTAGCAGGCACCTCTATTCTAATATAAGAGGTGTCATCTGAGGACATAAAAATAGCGTTCTCACCCTCGGCTCGGACAAGAACGCCAGTCTTTTCTTCAGCAATCGCGGAACTAGCGGGCGCTATTTCGTTACACGTGTTCAGCGCCCGTTTTAAATCTTGGGCAGCAATACTAAACTTCATGTTTGTTACTCCTGGGATAGAACAGGGGAACCCTGTCCTTTTATGCTATAAAGATAAGATAGATATAGGGGTATGTCAAGTACCCTCTCTAAATCCTATGGAGTTCCAGAAACTGTAGCTCCAATATCAGATATTAGGGTTGGCTGGGGAACAATTGCAGAAAGAAGGATGACATTAAGTACATTGGGCTGGAAGGGCGGGCCTCCTGAACCGCTGACAAGCGTAACTAAATCGAATTCTGACTGCTGGGCAATAAAGGCTCCCAAGTCTTCGGTTGACGAATCATTTGCCAAAACAAAAGCGCCAAGGTTATCAAGGCTCCCAGAGGCAGTTAGTATAGCTCCAAAGTCTACTGGAAAAACTCTATTGGCTATAGCAGACATGTCACCAAAGATTGCGTTAACTTCCAAAAAGGCAGACAGCAGTTGGGACTGGCCTGTGGCTCGAATGAATGCTCCCACATTTGATTCACCTTGTAATCCTATCACCGCATCGATACAACTTCTTATAGCTTCATCTAGTGTTGCAAAAGATGTAAGGTCTCCTCTGCGGCATATCTTAGCTGCAGCAAAATCTCCAAATAGATCTGCAGCAATTGGTTGAAAGGATCTAACATTAATCTGCCAAGTTTGGTTAGCATCTCGAATGAAAGCCAAGTCCGTTCCATTAACATAAAAGTACTCTAGAAAAGCCCCTTCCAATTGAAGACGAACTTCTTGAATATCTAAAGCTTCTCCGCCCCGTAGGTCTGCAGCTACTAAACTAGACACAAAGGGGGTTACACTTGGAAGCGGGAAAGCAGCAGTTAAAGTGGCACCAAGATCAACATTTTGTGCAATCGCTGTAATAACAGCACCTAAATTATCTCCTCGGAAACGGGAATACAAAACATCAATGGTATCAGTAGCCAAGAATATAGGATTTCTAACTCTGGTCCGCGAATAAAAAACATCTAGAAGATCAAATGCGTGAATAAGAGTTCCAGTGTTTATTCCTGCTCCCAAATTTTTCTCAACAAACGAATCAAGTAGGGCCCCCATGTCCTTGGCCTGTTGAGCTGTAAGTGATCCTGCTAAAGAAAGGTTGGCTGATCCGCCTTCACATTCCGGTTGACCGATAGTCGCACGTAAACTTCGAGACGAGAGCGTAGTAACAGTCAAGATAGCAGTAACAAATGTTTCAGCAACTCTCAAGAAGGCATTTAAATCTTCTGTATCTCGTAATGCTTCAATAGTTGCTGACAAAAACCTCGCATTAGTATTGGGAAATATAGAAGCCCCCAAGTCATCCAAGGTCTGAGATGTAATGCGTGCAGGTAGAAGATCTCGAAGAAGAACTCCGCCTATGGACGCATTGAAATTTCTAAAATCTAGTTGATTAATAAAAGCTGAAAGATCAAACTCAACTCCGATCTCTTTACCTATAGTAGCTCCTAAGTCTTCGGGACTCCCTGGCTGAACAGTTCGCAAAAATCCTATTACATCATTGAAAGCCCCATCAGCATTAAGGGTGGCAGGTAGTCCTACTTTAACACCTGTTATTCCAGTAAGGTCTGGGGTAATAGTAGCAAGAAAATCGGATTCGTCACGCGCCGAAGATAGAGAAGGAAGATCAGAAAAATCACTAGCAAATCCTCTAATGAAGGCACGCATAGTTAACGGGGTCGGTCCAAAGATAGAGCCTGTTAGATCACTAGTCTTGAATCCAAAAATGTCTCCCAACAAATCTTTTCTTTGTACAATCTCCAGAATAGCAGGCAGATCAAGGGGGGCATGAATCCTAGCACCTAGTTCTCTGAAACCTCCACTAGGAGTTATTTCAGCCAAAAGATCAACTACAGCAGGTAAGACTTGCAAAAGGCCGGGCAAATCTTTTTCGTCCGACGTAATAATTTTTACGAACAGTTTTTCCGCAATAGTGGCCGGAAGATTCTGTTCGAGAAGAGCGAAGATAAATGCAGGCAGGTCCGGAATTTTATCGACTAAGAATACGGCCGCCGGAAGGTCTTTGAAAGAAAAACCAAAAATATTAGCTGGTAAATTGTTTATCGCAGATTGGACGGCT